CGAGGGTGTGCGGTCAGTTATAACACTCGTGTTATATGTGGCGTCGATGAAGAAACGCTCAAGGCGGTCAGCCGATCCGGCGTGGACATATGTCAGCAAGTCCTGCGTATACTCATGCAGCGCACGCGGCAGGCCGCGCAGGAACTTGTTGATTGAGCGGTAGCCGCCAATCTTACGCGGCAGCCCACGCTGAAAACGGACCCACTGCCCGTCGACGTACTGATCGCCCTCGAACTTGGTGCCGTCCCTCTTGATGCCGGGGAGCGATTTAATCTGTACGATCTGTTCAGCCATTAAAGGACACTCAGCCCCCTTCTACATCGTCCTGCGGAATGGCTACTTGCGCCTCCGCTTGTTCCTTTATCTTCACGAGGAGAGGATACGCGCCAGAAGACGTGGGCAAGTTGCCTAAGGTCTGGAGGACCGCGTTAACTTCTTCAAGGGTGAGGTCGATTTGCATTATACTCTCCGAGTGATATTTGTTTTACGCTGGTGCAAGTGTGGTTACAGTGCCCGACGAACCTCGGTATTTTAGAGCGCCAGCCTCGACATAGAGCTGCCCCATACCCGCAGGTGAAGTGGTCGGGGCCGTGCCATTGGCAATCCCTATAACTCCCGCTGCCGAAGTCCCAAAGGTGGACGTCCCGATACCAAGGTTTCCTACCTCGGTAATACGCATCCGCTCAGAGGGCGCAGTGGCCCCCGTGCTAGTTACCGAAAACGTCAAGTACGTTGGGTTTGAAGTATTCGAAAAAGTGGCCGCCGCAACGACAGCAACAGACCCTGCGTTGCCGCTAAATGCGCCGGAGGAGTGGTACCCCCTACCGGCCAAAGTTGTTAAGACATCCCCAGTTACAACACCTGTGGGGAGCGCCCGCGTGCCGCGAGCTTTCCGGCCAATGAAACTGCTGTTGATGGCAGTGTTGGAGATGTATGTGGTCCCGAATATGCTGGCGTCAGCGTCGCTTGACGTTTCAAAAATACCGGCTGGGGCAGTTGTGCCAATCCCAACATTCCCGAGCGAAGTGACAGTCATTCGCGTCGCAGGAAAATTTCCAAACCCACCCGCAGTGCGAAACTTAATGGTCCCGTCGTCGGGTGCATACAGGCTCAGGCTGTAGGCACCGCCATCCGCCGCTTGAAGCCCTGCGCCGTACTGGGTGGTGCTGCTGCCGCCGTTGTAAAAGAGCAAAGATTGGCCAGCCACATTGCCAAAGTCAATCGTGGCTTGGGGCGTGGCTGTGTTGAAGCCGACAAATGTGCCCGTTTCGTAAAGGACTGACGCCGACACCGCCGACGTGCCATTGCCTTTGAGCAGATAGCCAGACGTTAGCGTACTTGCGCCTGTGCCGCCATTGGCCACAGTAAGCGTGCCGCCGAGGGTCAGCGTGCCCGACGTCGTGATCGGACCGCCGGTCAAGGTTAGACCCGTTGTGCCGCCAGAGCCAGAGACTGACGTTACGGTACCGCCGCTGCCCGTGGCAGCGATAGTGATGCCACCCGCGCTATTCGTGACACTGACGCCTGAGCCTGCGGTGATTGCGGCGACGCTGTACCCAGTGCCGTTGCCGATCAGAAGCTGACCGTTTGTAGGTGTGGTCGCAACGCCTGTCCCGCCTTGGCCTATAGTCAGTGCGGTGGTCAATCCCGTCAGCGACGTGATGTCGGAGTTCGCACCAGAGCCAGCCGCGAGGAGGTTGAGCCTCGCGCCAGAGGCACTGGTCGCGCCGGTGCCGCCAGACGTTACCGCAAGCGTGCCACCAAGCGTCAATGTGCCGGTGGTTGTGATGGGCGAACCGGTAAAGGAGAGACCGGTTGTGCCACCCGACGCGGCCACTGAAGTAACTGTACCGCCAGCGGCAGCCGCGATGGTTATGCCGCCCGCCCCGTTCGTGATTGTTATGTTTGCGCCAGCCGTCAGTGTCGCCTTGGTCAGCGTGTTGCCCGTGCTGTTGCCAATGAGCAACTGCCCGTCGGTGTAAGTCGTTTGACCTGTTCCGCCGTTGGCGACGTTAAGAGTGCCGCCAAGCGTGATTGTACCGGAGGTGGTGATAGGGCCGCCCGACGTGGTCAGACCAGTCGTACCACCAGCGACAGCCACGCTGGTTACCGAGCCTGAACCCGTGCCGACGCCCACGCCGTTAATGAAGAGGCCCGTGGCGTTGACAGTGCCCACGCCCTGCGCACCACCGGTAGGAGCGCCGACTTGGATGCCTGCCGCGTTGGTCAAGGCCGTTATGTCGGCGTTGCTGCCCGAAGCAGCCGCAGCGATACCTGCGCGGGCCGCAGCTTGCGTTGCGCCGCCTGTGCCGCCCTGCGCGACAGTCAGCGGCGTTGTGAGGCCAGTGATTGACGTGATGTCGGAGTTCGCGCCAGAGGCCGCCGCCGCGATGGCGGAGCGCGCCGCAGCCGTTGTGGCTGCCGTGAAGACTGACGTGCCGATGCCGGTGCCGCCGAGGTTAGTCAGAGCTGATGGTGCGTTGGCCGCGCCTGTGCCGCCTTGTGTAATGGGAACGATGCCCGCAAAGGCCGCCGAGGTGGTCGCTGAGATGATGTTCGTGCCGTCGCAGTACAGGATGGCCGTTGCGCCTTGTGTGACCAAGGTGGCCGCGCCGCTGGCAGTCTTGACACCGAGCGTAAACGCGCCGGTTGTGCCGTTGTTTACCCAGTATTGTTGCACTGTTGCGGGCACGACAATGTTGACGTTGGATGTCAACGTGCCTGTGAACTTGTAAGCGATGCGGTTCAGCTCAGAGCCAGCAAGCGTGTACGTGCCGCCAGTGACGGCGATGGTCGTGTAGTCGAAGGCGAAGACCGCCTGCTGGCCGAGGCCGATGGTGTACCACTGCACGCCGTCGCTTACGATCACGGCGCTGTCGCCCGGCTGCAAGCGCAGCGTGGAGGAGGCGTTGATAAGCTCAGAGCCAGATGGGTCGATGGTCAAGTCGCCCTGTCCGCCGTTACGCACTTGCACGAACCAACCGTCGCCAGCGGCCACGGCCGTCGGCAAGTTGAGCGTGCCGAGGCCGCCAGTCCAGACAAAGATTTTTGCGCGGTCAGGGGCCGTGAGGCTATACGGTGTGATGGAGAAGTCGATGACTTCGTAATTTTGTGCAAGGGTCGATCCATCTGCAATCAGACCAGCGCCAGCCAACGCAGCGGCTTGCGCCTGCGCCACGGCAGCGCCGTAGCGGAACGTGCGCCATGTGCCACCAACGGTGGTGTTGTCGATGAGGTAACACTGCCACTGCTCGCCCGCGCCGATGCTCAGGATTGCGTTGCCAGAGGCGTTGTCAACGGTGATTGTGCTTGGGCCGAGGTTGTTGAACAGGATTGTCTGGCCGACGCCGACTGACATCGCGTCAGGCAGCGTTATTGTGTATGGGCCGGTTGGTGTGATGTCGATAATGCGTGCGACGACGTTGTTGCCGGTGGTGGCTTCAAGCGGCCACTCAAGGACGATGTCGGCGGTTAGCGCAAGTGGGAGGTACGATACGTCCGAGGGGTAGATGGTTGTGCCACCAAAGACTTGGGTAAATGACGTGGACATTATGCCTCCTTACGCACGGCGGATCGGTCTAGGATTTTGGCGAGGTCTTCGCCGTTCAACATTGCCGCCGCGCGGTCATACATGCTCTGCCAAACTGGGATGCGTTCGTCGTTCTTGAGGAACGGCGTTGCCTCAACCAGCGTGCCGTAAAGCAGAAGCTGCGGGGCGTATTCGGTAATCCAGTTCGTCTGCACGCTCTCGTCGAGCAATGGCGGCAGTTCGTAATACAGGATTTCGAATGGGTATTCTGCGTCCGGTGTCGGCGCAAGCAGCCAGTGGCTGTAGTCATAGTCGCTATAGAACAGAGGCGTGTCCGTCTCCAACGCGTTCGGCCAATAGGACCGCAGATATTCGTAGACGCGGGCGAACAAGACTTTGCGGTTGTCCAACGTCGCGCCTGTGCCGATGCTTATCGACACCGTGTCGCGCCAGCGATCAGGCTTTGGGTAGACAGACTGGCCCGCAGAGAGCGTGCCAGTCACGACGTTGATGAAGCCTTCAATCTTCAGCTCGCGGGCGATGCGACGCTCGGCGAGGTTGATTAAACGTGGGATTTGCTCAAAGACAATCGGGTCGGACGCAAGCGTGTTGCCGCGCTCAAGGTAGCGTTGCACGTCTTGTTTCAACGTCGTGAATGTCATCGCAGTGGCCATAACGTACCCCTATATCAGTTTTTTACGTCTTGCGCACCAGAAAACCTGCATCTATCACACAGCATCCAGCATCTCGGTCGTTACCATTACGCGCCCTACAGCGCCATACTTTTTATGGTACGTGATGGCCCAAGCTGCTCGGTCTGCAATCCAGCCGCCGCGCGCAGCATAGGCATCACGCGCCGCCAGCGTTGGGTGTTGCACCACCACAGCCCCGTTGTATTCCTTCTCATCACGATGGTGTCGGTGGCCGCAGTGTATTTCACGGTGCTTAGTTCGGCCCCACTCTTCTGGAAATTGAGCGGCGAACAGCAGCGGCAAGTTTTCGTTCTTGACTTTGTGGCCGTGGTGAACACCAAGCATAATTTTGCCCCACTCGAAGACGTAGAATGGCAGAACGCTATCGTTGACAGTGACACGCGGCTCTTCTTCGTAATGCACTGCAAACATGTCAGCCAGCCAGCCGCTGCTCTCTTCGTCGTGATTACCTTCGGCGATAATCAGATGCACGTCTTGATGGCGCTGCAAACAGATGTTCATCAGGGAGCGGATGATGCGGATCGCCGCTCGGCGTATCTTTGGGAAACGGCTGTCGGCATCCAGAACGTGCTTCGACGTTGGTGTGACAGGCATCTTGCCGTCGGTGTGCAAGAAGTCGCCTTGGATGTTGAGCACCGCTGTGTGTGCATTTGGGCTTTGATTGACCATCTGTGCCAGCGCAGCGATGATAGTTTTCTCCGCGATGGAGACAGACCAATCACTTCCACCCTCTTGATGCCACGCCAGCATGCCAAGGTGGTAGTCGGTGAAGGTGTACAGGTTGCATAGCTGCTCTTCAGAAGCCGCTGGGGCAACAGTTGATACCACTGGCGGTATCTCGTCCTTGAAGCCATCGACTGTTTCGCGCAGGGCGTCCGCAAGCGCCTGCTGGCTAAGTGACGCCTTCACCCACTGGCCAGTAGGCTTGCCTTCCTTGTTGTAGTAGGTCGATACACCCTTGGCGACAAAGCTGTTGGGCACTGGACGCGTGAAGTTGTATTCAGGTGCGTACCCCGCCTTTGCGGCCTTGTTCTTGACGTTGTTGTATATCTCAGACGCGCCGCCCTTACATAGGCCGAGAGCGTCGTCGGCGGCCTTCGCGCCGCCGTAGAGAATTATTGCGTCAAGGACTTTGCGTTGGTTTGGCGTGCAGTAGTCAAAGAGCTTCTCGTCTACTTTTATGATTTTAGGCATCAGGAGCCTTTCTGGCTGTGTCGTTCACTTTACGTTTACGGCATCTTCCCACGCTTTTACTGTCAAGCGATGTTTTGTACTACAATCTGTATATTTCGCAATTATGTCAGCCTCCCAGAGCGCACGCTCAGGGTCAATCATCACTGTCGGCGGGTTCTGAAGCGTTGGGCACTTCGACGCTAGGTTTGCCGGTGGCAGCGGCATTGGCGTCACGGACACCGCTTTCGAGCACCCTGCGCAAAGCATCAGAAC